GTGCGCGAACTATTGGAGGGTCTATAAAGATGAGCGAAGTAATGGTACTCGCCTGGATAATTCTTTGCCTTTAACAGTTCACGGATGACTGCCCCTTCGTATTCGGCATTGCGCAACGCTTCAGCAAAACGCTCATGCTTTTCCTGGGAGACAATGGGGCCAATGTTTTGATCGCTAATGTGAACATGCTTGACGTAGGGAAAGTATTGAACAAGCACATCTTCAGGCCATTGACTCTCGAGCCACACGCTATTAGTGTCGATCATTGTTGCAGTGTGGGATAATGAATACTCTGCGAGGCTTTGCACAATCTCTTCGACCGTAAAGAAATATTCACCGCCATAGGGCTTGGCTACGGGCTCAATGCAAACAGTGCAATCGAGGGTAGCAAGAGCATCGTTCACTCTTGCAAGCGCGTCCATCAAATAACGCCTGTCGCCTTTGCGCAGTCCTGGACTTCCAAGTACCATTCTTTTCCATCCATATTCGTGCGCCATTGCCACTAAATTGGCTAAGCATGAATCCAGCGCCTGCTCGTCCCAGAAGGCGTCAATGTCCATGCCATAAAACAATGATTGCGCCGAATATTTTTGCAAATAGCCAGAAAAGCGACTGTGCCTTTTGAAGGGCACTGCTTCTAACAGTTCGATGCCATCAGGAAGATGTAGAACAATTTCTGCGTGGTCTTCGGCTTCCCAGCCAATTGCACTAACCCCGAGCTTCATTGATGAATGCCTCCATTTCATCCATCACTTCCTCCTTGGAAAGCCAATAACCACTTTTCGTCGCCATGGTGCGATAATCGTAAGAGATGCGCTCGCCCGAGGAGATTTCAGCATTCGGAAAAAACTTATCGATGATTTCCAAGGTTTCAATGGGAGGCGGAAATAAATTGATCACTTCATTGCCTTTCACTTCTTGAATGTCCCGCCACAGTCGCTTGAGCGGATACCATTGATAGGCCGAATTGCCGTTAACTTGATCGATATTGTTGTCGTTTAGCAAATCAAACAAGATGTTCTTTTTGATGAGCGGATGGAAGACGGCTGGCAGCCGCACAATACAAGTGTTGAAGGCAAGTGTATCTTGAACAAGTGTTTCGAACAAAAGCCTGTTAGAGCCGTAGCTCAATGGTCCAAAATGCGTCCAGCAACTTTCATTGCCTCCGCAATTGTCGGACTGATAAATGTCAATAGTGGAAATGAGAATCACTTTCGTTGCCCATACCGCTGTAAGAACATCGACAATGGACAGAATATTATTGAAGTCTTTTGCTGGGTCTTGATTGACTAGCCATTTTGTCGCAGGCAAGCAAGCAAGATACAGCTCGTCCACCTGCCCTGGCATATTGGCAATCTCCGGCAGCTCATGAATGTTACTGGAATTGAAAGTGGCGTCAAAGTTGGCAGACTGCTGCAAAACGCTGCCAATCAGGCCAGTGTCTCCTACGAGAACTTTCATGGGCTTGAAACTTTGCCCTACTATACTGGCACCGCTTGCGGTTGCTGCCTAAAGTAGCGTACAGAGCAACGACACCTGGCGCCGCATTCGCAACGCTGCCCTGGCAATGGCACGCTTCCAATGGGAACGGTGCCACGAGCTGCATAACGCAGGCAATCTTCGCAGTGCTTGGCTTGGTCGTCCAAGATGCGACGCATCAAGGAGTAGCCTTGTTCTTGTTGTCTGATTTCGGCTCCCAGCCAGTAACTGCCACGAACGCTTTGAGCGTATAAGCCAATGCGAGCCAAAGCCATGGGAGCAGAAACGCGACCGCCAAGCAAATCGGAGGCAAAATTCGCAAGAAAATCATATTCCAAACGAAGCCTTTGACCCACGCGACCATATTCTGCACTGCCCATGCCAGCTTTGCCTCCATGGCCAATAATCGCTGCTTGAATGTGAGCAGCTTTAATGGCTTCTCGCACGCTTCCTTGCCACTGGTCAAGAGTGATTGATTTATCATTGAGCATGCGCGTGAAGCGCTTAAGCGAAGCTTCCAGCTTATCAATGCGTCCATCGACAAGCTTTTGCACGGAGGCTTGGCTTAGGAATTTACCGCGTTCGTCCCGATAGCGCCCAGTATTACGGTCGTAGGACCATGCAGCATCCATCCGGCTAGACAACACTGCTTCCGTGAATGCGCTGAGGTTATTCAGCATTGTCGGCTTCCAGGATTTCCTTGAACTTGACAGGAGCTTCCTCCTTCCATTCGCTCAAAGCCTTGTCAATGTCAGCCTCCGTAATAAAAGCCTCCTCGTCAATGTTGCCAAGGATGAGGCCTTCCACTTTCATGGGCTCAATGGCGTCGACTTTGCTGCTGACCATCTTCGCCGGCCCTTTGCGCTCTGGATCGGGATCAGCTTTGCGCTTACGAGCAACAATAGTTTGGCGCTCTTCTTTGCTCATTGCTTGAGCCTTCGCCTCAGGAAGGCACTTGGGTTTTCCTTCTTTTTCTTCACGAGCACCGCATGGTCCCATGATTTCTCCATTGGCTCCAATTCTCACCCATTTCTCCTTAAACCACTTATCAAGATCATCGGCATAAATTTCTTGACCATCTCCCTTGAAAGCGCCGCTCATTGAGCCGTGCTTTTCTTTGTACATGCGCTTGTACTGTTGCACCACATAGCCACTGGCGTAAGCAGATGGCCACACTTTGAACTTGCTCTTGGCCGCTGACACTGCTCGATTGTGCAGCTCCTTGTCGGTGAAGGTAACGTCCCCGCGCTGATGCTCGAGATCACAAGGAAGATACAAGCCAGCAGCATCTTCCACTTCTCGACTTCCATCCATGGGGAGAGTGCCATTCTGCTCATCAAGCGGATCGCGACCGCCAGGAGGCACTTTCATTCCACCCCCCTCTTGAGTGGAACCACCCCCTCCTTGAGTGGGAAGTTCCCGCACTACGGACGGATCGAGAGTGAGTTCCATCGACCACTCAGAGCCGCCGTAACGAGCGTCAGCCACCTCCTTGGGACTCAGTACCCCCAGTTGGATGTAACGCCCGTCAACGGCTGCCACGCGGGCTCTCACGTCGGCCTTCTCGCGCTCATTCAGCTCGAACAGATCGTTGAAATGGATGCGCCAAGACTCAGGCATTCGCCCGTTAGTGGGGCCAGTGCGACTGAGCATGATTAGTTCCATCAGCTTTTTAAGAGGGCGATGGAAAGTGGATTGCTGATAATCCGCTAGCGTCTTGGCGAAATCGCGCTCTTCGCTTCTACCAGTGGAGCCAAGACCACTCGGACTTTCGCCAAACAGCACTGTATGCGGAATCTTGGACGCGCCAATGATGTCCACGCGCATCTTTTCAAGGATTTCTCCCACGCCTCCAAAGTTTCTGCTGATAAAGGCAAGCTCTTCTTTTTCTGCATCAATGGCATAGCCGCGATAAACGCTCTTGCTCATATCATTTAGCACTAGACGATCACGCACATCTTTCTCTTTCCCAGCGGCCAGCATTTGCGCCAAGCCCTTAATCTTATGAACGAAAATATCAAACTCACACAACAAAGTGGCCGAGGCGTTTAGTCCGGTCCAGTAGTGCTTAAAGCTTTCATAGACAGTCTGCAAGCTGCTCATCCCCCATCCATAGTTCCTTTGCCTAATTCGATAGGGAAGCCAGTCGCCATCAAAACGCAAAATCCTATCCTTGTGGATATAGGTGAGTTGCGGCTGGCGAATGAGATCGCCTGAAATGATTTGATAATACGTTGCCTTGGAATAATCGTATAGATTTTCTTCGTTAATCACTGGTGCAATTTGCCAGCGGTCAAGCACTTCCATGCCTTCAACGGCATAAATGCGACTTTTGTCTACTGGCTGATCCGCTGGACGCCCATCGTCGATGTAGAGCAGAATGACGGACCCCCCATAGAGCCGAGCATTCTTGGAAGCCAGCATGAAATTCTCAAGGATGTGCAGATCCTCAATGGTCTGCTCAATGCCCACCACTTCCTCGGCAGCGGCACCCTCGCCGCCAAACAGCACTTTGAAGCCTTTGCGCGTGGCCTGTTCGGCATAAATGTCTACGATGCGACGCGGAAGCCATTCTCCATACAGCGCTTCCAGCTCTTCCTGAGCCAAGAAGACGATGGGCTGGGCAGTGGTCTGCAGGCTTTTGTCGCGGCCTTTGATGCCCATGCCCGTGAGCGCATTGGCAAGGCCATCCGCTCGCAGACCAGCTTCGTTCGCATGGCCAAGATCCACTGTTTCTTCCGACATTGTTCACATTATGGGCTTGCTTTCATTCTAAAGATGGGTATGATGGCCATGACGTGCGTCTTGTTATGCCCACTCCCATTGAATTTGTCTTTTCCGAAGAAGAACGAAAGCAGGCAATGGAGGAAGGAAGGCGGCGGCAGTCCGTAAATGAAGCAAAAGGACTTCGTGGTCGTAATCGTGGCGCCGCTCGTGGCGACAAAGCCTTGGAAATTCACTTGCTTGGCGCGGCGGGCGAAATGGCCGTGGGCTCCTACCTGGGGCTCAAGCATTTGCTCTACAAAGAAAGCGAAGCCAAGCGGGGCTCCGACGATCTGCCCGGCATGGACATCAAAACTCGGTCGAAGCATTCCTATGATCTCATCGTGCAACGTAATGAAGATCCGCATAAGAAATTTGTCCTGGTGACCATCGAAAACCACCGCACCCTCATTCATGGATGGTGCTGGGGAAAAGAGGCGATGGACGAACAGTATTGGGCGGATCCAGCTCGCAACAGACCAGCGTATTTCTTTCCAAAGGAATTGTTGCATAACATGGAAGAACTGGCAGTGGCTAAATATCGTGCTGAAGTGTAGTGAGTTTGCAGAGCTAGTCCTCAAAACGCCCCTGTGGCCAAGGCAGCAAAGAATTCTCAACAATCTGTTTGAAGAGAATGTCAACCATGCCATTTGGTCCATGGGAAGACGGAGTGGCAAGACCTTCATGGCCTCAGTGGCTGCTGCCTACATGGCCTTTTGTCAAGATGAGCATTTCCGCAGGAGAGTGCGCAAGGGCGAGAAGTGGTATGTAGTGACGGTTGCTAACGACTTGGGCCAGTCCAAGATTGCTCTTGACAATATTCGTCAGCTCATTATCAATAGCCCTCTAGAGCAAGAAATCACAAGGGAAACATCCTTGGAGATTGAACTGAGCAATGGTTGTGTGTTTCAGGCCATTCCTGCATCCGCTCGAGCATCTCGAGGAAAAGCTGTCGTGGCTGTGGTCATGGACGAACTTGCTTTCAGTATTGACGGCGATGCAAACCGTGGTGCAGAAGCCATGTACACAGCACTATCTCCTTCAATTGCTCAGTTCGGCAAGCACGGCAAGATTATTGAACTGTCGTCTCCATGGCTAACCAGCGGCTTGTTCTACGAGCATTTCAAGCAAGCCGAAAGTGGTGAATATCCTGGCATGCAAGCATTGCAGATTCCCACATGGGACATCAACCCTAATCTGCCTTTTGACTGCCCCTTCCTGCAAAACGCTCTCAAGAAAGACGAAGAAAGCTTTTGGGTGGAATACGGCGCCCAGTTCAGGCGTAGCAACTCTGTACTGCTGGCTCCTGAAGTGGTAGATGTGGCAGTAAACAAAGACAGATCAGTACTGCCCCCCAAGCGTGAACTCGCTGGCACCTATTTCCTTTCTCTTGACCCTGCTCGCGGTGGCGTGGGCCGAGACGAATATATTGCTTGCATCATTCACTACGAAGGCGAACGCCTTGTTGTAGACAAGCTCCATACTTTTGACGCTGATTTTGAGATTGGTGGCAAGAAGGAAGTGAGCATTGCAAAAGTGGAAGAATGGATTAAAGAGCACCATCGCCTTTATGAATTTCAAAGTATCACGCTTGACCAGTTCAATAGCTCTGCTATCATTCAAGACCTTTCCAAGGATTTTCCCATAACTGAACTTTCATGGTCGGTCAGCACCAAGATGAAAGCCTTCAGCAAGCTGCGCGAACTTTTCAATGCTGGACTAATTGAACTGTATCCGCATAAAAAGCTCATCTGGCAGCTTAAAAACTTGAGCGTGCTGTATCGAGCAAGTGGTCAATGGGCAGTAACTGGTGGTAAAGATTCAGGCGTGGACGACTATTGCTTTGCTCTTGCGGCAGCAGTATTAGATGCGTCGAAAGATGACAATATTGATTGGATAAGGAGCCTCACTAGATAGCGCCTAGAATTTTCACCAATCAGCCTTTTTCAGCATTTTTGTCAAATGATTGGCGTTGAACTTACAGACAAAGAACTAGCCTTTATTCTTGCTCTTCTGGAAGCGGACAGGCAAACAGCGCTGCAGCTCTTAGCGGCTGAACATGCCTATAAGCCTACGCTATTGCCAAAGCTGCGCAATGCAGAAAAAGTGGTAAAAGCAATGCAAAATTTGCAGGGATAGACTAAAGAAACCATGCCTCTCTCCCGTGGTCCTTCACCCTGCTGCCGAAGAAGCTTGGGAGCTCGCCATGGAAGCCGCCAAGGCCGTTGAAGCCAGCGGAAGGCTATATGGCCCCAATAGCGAGGAAGTGCGCCTTGCAAGGGCAGCATTCCATCAATGGCGGGCCGAATACATCGAACTCACCGAAGCTCAAGGCTAATGGTGCGCCTATTTTTCTCTCGTAATGGACGGCGGGAAATGTGGGAAGTGCCGTTTCACGAAGCCCGTCACGTTAATAAGCGATTGTTCCTAGAGGGAGCCGCCGTGTACTGGACGGAAGTCTGCTAAGCTTTTCAAGCTTCCTGCAGGAGCCCACTAGGCGCCTAGTGGTTATTTAATAGGGGAGGGTTCAGGCTCTCCCCGCTCCAACATCCTCGTCACTGTTGGCTTTGGGGATTCCGTGAGTGAGTTGAAGCACTCACAACAAGGCAGAGCATGGGCCGCACCCATTGATTCCCTAATGCGGGAAAACTCTGCCTCACCCTTCTTCTTTCCGCTTCACCCAGTTTTTTAGTTCTCTCACATAGCTTCGCAAGCTTTCCGCTTTTTCCAAGTGCCAAGGATCGTGATCCTCAAAATAGCGGGAATTGTGCCAATCAATGGCTTGAAGAAGACGATGGATGATGGGATTGAGAGGTTCACGCAACGGCGTGTTAAAAGTTCGCCGCTCCTCGGACATTGGTGCGGAAGTGATCGACGATCAAATCCAATGCTACAGGAGTGAATTGGTTCCTCTCAACGCAGGCATTAAAAAATCGTTGATCAATTTGTCCGTCTTTTATTACTAGATGACAATGAAGGTGTCCGTGAACATTGCCTAGATAGTGCCCGCGAAGATTGTCGG